GACCCAAACTGTAACTCAAAATTATCGGTTAATCTGAAGGAACTCCCATCAAAATACTGCATATCAAACGATCCAGAGGTTCCAAATCGTAGCTCCCCTGTACCCGCTTGATTGAAATATGTATCAAACCCATCGTGATATATTTCAAAATCACTGCCAGTCCCAAAGATAGCTTTAATGTTATCGTTAAACTCTAGCGCATTACCACTAGCATCCCACAGAACATCGCCGCCCAAACTGACATCCGCGCTAAACGTGGTGCCCTCTGATATCGTTAAGGTGCCATCCGTGCTGGCTTGAATTAACGCATCTGAAGCGGCAGTCAGAAAAACATCCTTAGATCCCGCACCAAAGGTTACAGCACTGTTGGAGTTTGAACTAGATAAAACGGTATCCCGTTGCAACGCTCCACCCGCTGTAAACGTGCCCTCGCCAATCTCAAACTCACCTGAGACGTTGTTTACAATAGTGTAGAAGAATGTATCTCCAGAAGAGCAAACCGCAGAAAACGCTTTAAATCCCGTCTGCGCCCCCGCAAGGGTAAAGTCCCCCGTACCCGTTGTGGTCGAGGTTTCCTTAACTCTGTCCTTAGATACAAAAGCCATTAGGCAATCCTGATTACTGCGTTAGAAGCATCGGCTGTTGGAAACACTACGGTGAAGTCTCCGCTCGTAGATGTTTTATCTGCACCAAAATCCAAAACAACTACAGTAGGATCTCCCGATGCAGTATCATTGTAGATTAAAGCTCCACGCGCTGTAATCGTTGAAGACGAAAACGTAAGGTCTGAGAAGTCCGTGAACGCTGTTGTACCAGAACTTGTAGGATCCACTCTAGTTAACGTGCCCCCACCCGCTGAATAGCCTGTTCCGCTCACCTCGTTAGAAGTTGTATACGCAGTTGTTGCAGCGTTAAAAGACGCACTGTTTGTGTACATCGCCAGCTTAAACGTGTTGCCGCCAGAATTTTTAAAATTATGCACACCCTCAAGAAGCTCTTTCTTGAAGCTCGTACACATAAAGTTGCCACTAAAAGCCATTATAATCTCCTTATAAGCTCAGAAAGCTCCTGATGTCCTGCATCGTTAAGAGCATTGCATACTGTGGTTCTATCACTTTTCACAGCTTCTTTCAGATAAAACTCCACAACCTTTTCTACCTGATCCTTAAAAGCTCTAGCTTGCGCCTGTAAGGCGGGGTGCGCTTGATCTGACACAGACACAATTTTATCCGCGCAGCGAGCCGCAATTTCTTGTGGAGTGAATCCGCGATTAGATGTTGTCTCCACAGAAACAACGCCAGTCTGCATAGTTCCAGAATCAGCAAACATATTCATTGCGGTCTAATCTCCCCATCTCTGTAGATGTCCCTCTTACTCTTAACATCTACAACGGAAAGCTCACCAAGGGCTTCTTTATATCGAGAGGCGTACAATTGGAGCATATCGCTCTCACCCTTCATAAAGGTGTATGCTTCCACCAAAGACCCATAAAGCAATGTAGTGTCGGCGTTGTCCCCCAGCCAAGAAGTTCCAGAAGTAACAATTGATGGTGGATCATAGTAGTAATGAAGCTCCACAGCGTAATTGGCGTCTGGCGTAGGACCAAGAATAAAGTTCCCAGAAGATGTCTCAGAGCTTCCAGAGAACGTATCTCCATCAAATTGACCATAGAACAAAGGCAGTCCCTGAGTGCTGGCAGACGGGAAAGCTTCTCTGATAAAGTTTACGTCTTTATCAAGTAAATAACTGTAGTCTCCACTGCCATCAACAACGGCCAGCGATAGAACGGTTAGGAAATCAGAGGGTCTGGCAAGATACTTGTCTCCACTAGACAACGTGCCCGTAACATTCTTTTTAAGCTCTGGAATAGTAACGGCACGATATATACGTTGCTCTGCTTGCTTAACGAACGTGGGTATCTGAGAGACAAAGGTTGTCTCCTCATTCTCAGTGTAATCTTTTATAGCCTGAACAAGCTCTGTGTAGTTCATTTGTCGGCCTCATTATAAAGGTTATCAAACACCCGATTCACATCCAATGTATAGTCTAAATCAGATTTTGAATAGTGGGTGTGCTGGGATGGTTTGAAGTCAGGTGCCCCCACTCCCAACTCAAACCAAGCAGGATGTGTAACTCTAACGCGATTATTGGGCAACGCTATTATGTTTCCCGTCCATTCGCCAGCATCAAGAAGCTGCATGACATGACTTTGTTTATGCTGTGCGGGATCGTCAGCTATTTCACTTTCCGCATAGTCCACAGTAAACATATACCGCGCTGGGTACATCTTACCATCCACCTTTGCCATCCAAGGGCATGGCGTTGCACGGTCTAGCGTATAGACTGAATGATGATGCGAAGAGCAATCCCACGGCTGGGCATCGTGGACTGGCATGGGAGAAGGCCAGTCCTCTAGACGTTCATCTGCCACTAGCGCAGTTATAGGCATACGCGCCCACATTGCACCGCCATGAGCATTCTCTTCGCTACCATCGTCAGCCTCTGATCCAGTGAATATCAACTGAAAGCTAAGGCAACGATTCGGCATTGTCGTAACAGCAATAGCCATAGCATGCAGGAACTCGCCGTGATACCTCTCATGATTACAGGTATACTCACGACGAACCCAACACTTAAAGTATGGTATGTTGCTTTGAAGATACGACATTAGTTCAATTGCACTATTTCATACTGAACTTGCCACCACGGGTGGCCGCGCCCATACCACGACAAATACTGCCGCCCTTAGCATAACCCTTCTTCTTCATAGAGCCGCCTTTCGCATAGCCCTTCTTTTTCATAGAGCCTCCAGCCATTTTCTTTTCAGGGTTTTGAGCCTTCTTCTTTTCAAGCTCACGAATTTCCCTAGAGGTTAGCCCTTCAAGGCCTTTTCGCATTTTGCCAAAAGTGCCCTTACCAGAAACAGCGCCAGCCACTGGGCTAAGAGATCCCACGATCTCAGCCATGTCTCCAGACTTTAGAGCCTTCTTCATGCCCTTAGCCCCCATGCCCAAAAGGCCACCAGCCATTTTCTTTTTTACTAATTTTCTGGAGCCGCCCATCATGCTGTCTAATTGCCGTTTTGCAGTGTCCTTAGCCTTCTTAGTCAAGACTGGCTCTGACGCGGGAGTATCGCGGTTACCAGTGTCATACTGTTTAGCTTTTCCAATAGCCCCAGCGATTTTCTGTTGTTTTTTGGTCATAGGCGCTTTGGCTTTCTTTTCTGCTGGCTTCTTGCCCTTTAGTAAATCACCAGCACCTTTCCCATCAGCCGCAAAGAACGGCATCTTTTTGCCAGCCCGCTCGACCATTTTTAACTTGCCGCCCTTGGCGTAACCTTTTTTCTTCATCATAATTTTAGTCTCCTAAGATGTGGTCACAGTGACCTTTCCAACAGATGCCACCGCATATTGGGCAGAATTCCAAACAGGGTTCCAGCCAAACAGTTGCCTACTTTCTACCAGAGATCTATCTGGCCTTGGGTTCCTTAGAGATTGCGGATCGTTAATCTTTACACGCCCTAAGAAATTCTGTGGTTGATCAGGATCCACTACATCCTTGCCAACTCTGAAACCTGTCTTAACACCATCCTTGTATTCATCGACAAGATCCTTGAGAGGGTATCTAAACCCTGTCTTGTCGCAAAAACCAAATGCTCGTTTCCCGCTTGCGTATGCCATTAGCCACCCAACATAAACGTATCGTAAGGGACAAATTTTATAGAAGCAGTTTCCGTGTCCTCTCCAGCCGCCAACTCAAACTGGAACTCATACTCCTGCTTCAGACCCCCCGCTGCCGCAGGATTTTTCTTTGTAGCCAAGTAATAAGCCATGCCCGCGACAAGTGCTGGTACGAAACGTGGCGGTATAGCTGCGCTTCCAGATATACCCGCTGAAAGGCCATCAATGCCTTTAAGCCTGAAGTACGCCAAGGTGTAAGTTTCTGTACTGTCTGGCACAGGCCATAGCGTTATTTTCGTTTCTGTTGCGAGTCTTTGGACGTAGATTTGGGTCGGCCTGCCTTGCGTGTTTTTGTTGCTTTGCTGGGCGTAGGTCGAGACGCTGACCCTTTCGAGGTTCGTGTCGGTTTGATTGGTTCCCGTTCCTGTTCGGACTTGATGTTCGATGATATCAATCGTTTCGGAAGGGAGAGTATAAGTCGCAGTCCCCGCTGTAATCGCAAGAGTGCCCGACTCAATAGTGAATAAATTAAGGCCACGGTTTTGCCACTCCAATGTTAAAAGGTTTAAGCTACGTCTGGCCGTTTTTAAATCGTAACCAGAACGCATCTCCATGCCTATGCGCTCATAGGCTTCTTCAAATATATCAGCTAGATCTGGGGTAACTACGGCCATCTATTTTTTCCTATATGCTTTTACTTTACTAGCAACTTTTTTAGGTTGAGCCACATGCTGCTTACCCGCTTTAGTCCCTTTACGCTTTGCCTTAGTCGTGGCCGCATACTCCTTGGAGCTAAGAGCCTTTATTGCCTTTTCAGGCAAGTACCGTTCACCAGTAGCCTTGGACCCCTGCGTGGATGGCTTGCCACTTTTGGTTGTCCACTTTTGCTTAGTCCAGCTTTTAAGGCTTTTCTGTGACTTCTTTAAGGCCATTAGTCTTTGTAACCCCCACCAGCTTTCTTGTACCGCTGCGCCAGCATTTGCGCTTTTCTTGCAGACCATTGGCCCGGAGCGCCACCCTTGCCCCCAGCCTTTATTTGGTTGAAGATTCTTTTTCTTTTCTCTGGCTGAGTATAGTTTCCAGCCTCATTAACGCGGCTCTTCTTTACAGAGCCGCCTTTCTTCATTTTTGAAGGGCCATCATCAACACGACTAGAAGAACGAATGGCATCAAGATCACGCATATCGTCGCCACTAGCAACAAATCCACCGCCCGCCATTTTCTTGGGGCTGGATCTTCCTTTAGTCTTTCTGACGGGCATAGCATCACCTGAAACCTGTTTCCTCATTTGAGCACGAGAGATCATGAACCCTTCTTCCACTTAGTAGATTTAGACTTTGTTTTGCTAGGACTCCACTTGGCTTTGTCCGCCCAGTATGCCGCAGACATCTTTCCTTTGGAAATGTTCTTGGCATGCCTAGATTTAAACGCTTCGCGCTGCCCAACCGTCTGGTTTGTCTTTACGCCTTGCTGACCAAAGCGAATAGTCTTAACCTTGTCCCCCTCTTTAGCCACAACGATATGTGACTTCTTTGGGTGATTGGGAGTGCGCTTAGGCTTGTTAAACCCAGACACTCCCGCTCTTTCAAGGCGAGGGTCTTTCTTCGGCTTATTCATAGAATATATCAGCCTCTAAAAGATTAGACATATGAAAATAAACGCCCCGTGTAGCAACAAAGCCTTGGTTGGGGATGCTAAAAGTATTGGCGAAGGTATCGTTAGCCGAAGTATTCTTACTCATTAACCAGCGTCTAGGAAACGTATTCGGACTAGGTGTAGTAGAAACATACCTACAAGCAGGGTCATCTGAAATGGTATCACTATTTAACATTGTAACAGTAAAGGCGTTAGCTGTAGTCACCGTAATTTCATAATTACCCGGTTGTGCCGTGCCCCCAGTTCCAGTGGAAAAAGCAATTCCAACAACATCACCAGTAGCTAAGCCATGACTAGAATCAGTAACGGTAACTGTAGTTCCGCTTTGAGCATACGTTCCAGATTCTGGTGCTGTTTCTGAGTCAAATATGTCAAGAAACCCAGCGCTTGAAGTCCCCACAACAGAAACCTCTTTAACTCTATGCCGCCCTAAAACAACAAAACCACTTTCGTGTCTGTGCCCTTGGAAAATTTGAGATATCGTGCTGTTGCCCATATCTTAGTCCTTTTTCTTTGGTGGACGCCCACGCTTTTTAGGAGGATCCGCGGGAGCGGGTTTCGCCGCCCCCTTACCCATGTTCAACTTGCCCATGCGTCACCTATCACACGGCTGCGCTAAACGGAGTTGCCTCTGTGCCTGTGGCCGCGCCACGGGCAACAACAGAAAACTTGTTTGCTGCTACGTCTTGGATTTCAATAGTGCCACCTAAGATGCCGCCAGTTGTGCTGCCATTAAGCGTGATCGTGTCTGATGCTGCAACAGTCTCAAATATAGAAGCTGTATTGCCGCCATCGTTAGCAACAATCGCTACGCCAGCCATTGTATCGTTAGAGTTTGCAACCTGAATAATGTAGCTGTTAGAAGTAACCGTTGTCTGAACGAAGAAGCGATAAATGTTTCCAGTTCCAGACGCCGCTGGCAATGTGACAGTCGCACCTGATGCAACATTAAGATTCATAGTACGACCAGCATTAGATGCCGCAGTCAAAGTAGCGCTCGCGGTGACAGAAACCAAAGAGTCTGATCCGCTAATAAATCCAGCAGTTGAGGTCACTGGACCTGAAAAGGTTGTTGAAGCCATTATAATACCCCTTGCACAAGGTTTCGCCCTACAGTCTGTGCAACGTCAGGTGGGGTGTAATCCTGTCTGCAAGGCTAATGTTACCCCATACGCAGAATACTATACTTTTTTTAAAAAAGAAAGGGGCTACCGAAGTAGCCCCAGTTAAACAGGGAGAAAGGTACGAAGAACCTATTCCCTATATAACATAACTTACGCTCCCTGAGAACCGTAAATTCCCAATGGGTCAGAAACACCGAACGAATAACGCTCACGCGCTTTGTAGCGCACGTTACCTGTGTCGAAGTCACCGTCCATTCCGGTTTGCAGCGCTGTACGTGTAAAGTGCTTCATACCGTTAGGTACATCTGTAGTGATAAAGAACGCATCTGTATCAGTCAGATAGTGGTTTACACGATAGCCCTCTGGGATAGATCCGTTTGAACGCAATGCGTTAAGATCGTTATCCGCTGTGCCTGTACGCAATTCAGTTTGCAGCAAACGAGTAGCAACAAACATCAAAGCAGGAGGAACGATTAACTTGCGTGGGCGCGCAGCAATCAACAAGCCACGTTCATCAACGAACGCTGCAATGTCAATAACCGCTTGCTCAAGCGAGGTTTCGTTCAAGTCGGCATCTGTAGATGGGCGGTTAGCATTGTTACCGCCAGCAACAGTTGGATGCGAAGTTGAGAACAATGTTGCCCCGTCACCTGAGTTAAAGGTGTCAAAGCCAGTGTTCAGCAACGATGCTGCCTTAACCTGCTTAGTGTACGCCATAGCGCGAGCTAAAGCCTTTGTGTAACGAGCAGACAGTGAGTCATACAAGTTATCTTCCATCGCTTCTTCAGTGATGGAAAAGCCCATTGCAACCGTTTCGTGGTTGTAACGAGCAACGAAGGACTCCTGCGCGTTGTCGTATGAGATCGCTGAACCTTCTGGTTTTACTGGCGCAGCGCCAAAACCAGACAGTTTTACTTCCTCCTCAAAGCTACGCTCTGAGTTTTCAGTTTCATAGATCTCAGCATGTTCGTTTTCGTACTTTTCGTACTCAAGACCAAACAAGCCGTTAAGACCGGGTAGAAGCTCCTTCAGGAGTTGTGCGCGAGAAATAGCCATATCTCAATCTCCTATGCTGAGCCAGTTGTTGACGAGTGCTGATGGTAATTAAACTTACACACCAGAATCGGATAAGAAGTACCTTTCTCATCACCCTGATCGCCACCTAGATAGTCGATGATACGAATTGGGTTTTCAGCATCTGTACTCAATTCAGAAATATCCAGAGCAACACGGCTGATATTCAGCGTGGTGTTTGGAGCAGTCTGAACAAGCAAGGTATTCTTACCGTAGATGTCACCAGTATTAGTTGGCGCACCGTCAGCTTGGATTGTGAATAAAACACTAGGATCATCAACGACATACGCCATTGCATCAGATGCAACTGTTCCAGCGGGCCATTTTTGACTAAATGTTAATTGATTGGTGTTAGGATCTGTATACTTAACACCCATGAAGATTCCAACCATATCGATGGCTGTTGAATCGTCTCCAGTCGCGGCCTGCTTTTCAATTGTTGTTGCAGTACCCCCATCTACTAACTGAGCAATATCGCCAGTGCAGATGTTGGTGTTGTAACCAGACGCGATTGGGTATTGACGGAACACTTCTTGTGAACCGTTATCTAGTCTGCCAATTGGACGCAGACCAAAGGGAGCAGCAGTTGAAGACATTTGCCTTCTCCTTTTATCTACAATTTATATAACGGCACCTAGAAAACTACGTTCTATTTGCCAAACGAAGTGCGTGTTGACCTTTCCGCGGGTAGAACGGGCATACGTGGGTCATTTTCACGAAGGAAGTTGCGATCAACAGCATCAATTGCGTTCTGCGCTTGATCAAGTTGAGCGTCAATACGGTCTTCCGACACTTCCACAGGGATACTACAAAGCATCAAACCTCCAACTTCAATGTTGTCTTTGAACTTTGAATCAATGTCCGTAACAACATGAAGATCTTTTTGATCCTCCATTTTAACGGGAGTAT